ATATGAAAAACAACAGGGTTTAAGAATTTTAATTCGTGTTGCCTGTCATCCAGATCAATCCAAAGAAAATGCTTAGGATTCTTTTTAAGAATCTTTTTAGCAGTGAATGTACGTTCAGCCGGAGCCTTTTCTACGGTTGAACCATCTGCTAATGTAGCTTTTTCCCCTGGATAGTATATTGTTATCTGGTACTCCTCTCTCCAGAGGCCGTTCCACCAGTCAACTAGCTTTCTTAACACTTTTCTTTGCCCTCGCCTTTCTCTTAGGTTTTGCCTTAGTTGGTTTGTTATATTCAGTAATACCAATAGGCTCTAACAATGCTTCTAACTGAGGATACATCTCTAAAAGTGTACCGTCTTTAACTGCTGTTAGTAGTTTTGCTTCTTTGTGTTGCATACCTTCAAGTATGTTTATCCACTGTTGCTCACGCTTGACAGGATGTAAATTATTCATATTACTACCAGGAGTGATAAAAGCCTTTATCCTGCGCCATTCAAGCTGTAGTGTAGTTTCACCCATACCCTCAGGAATATCTTCATCTATTTTAATTCCTTCTGTGGGCATACCCTCAGGTAGATTCCAATCAGGTTTCTCAGCGCCTACACCTATGCGTACAATAGGAACAACTGCTTGACTCATTTTGGCCCACTCTTTTAGCCTAGTAATCTGAGCGTCTACTCCTTCTGCTTTGAATACCCAGTCAAAGCCTTCGTCTACTTGTCTATGTCTCATTAAAAATCTCCCAACACATCCATCATGTTTTTCATTTTGTTTTTTATAAAATAATTTAGCAACTGACTTCTATCGCCACCCTGCTGTAATTCGTAACTATTTATAATAGCATCTTTAATATCCTGAGGAGTTTGTGACAAATCAACAAGCATACGATTACGATTGTATCCGTGTGACATATCAGCCGTAACCCATTCCTCAGGTGGCTTAGATTTCCACTCTGCTAGTAAGTTCTTACGTATAGGCTTTTGACGCTTGCCTTCTACAAAACAATCATCAGGGGACAACATATTAGGAATGCCGTCACCCTTATCGCCTGTAATAATATGTTCCATCAGTACCTTTTCAACAGGCTCTTTCAGTTTGATCCACTTCTTAAATGCTGGGGCATACTGTTTAACATTGCTCCACTTCTGCAACTGATTAAAGTCATGGTCACCACTGATAATAAGATAAGGTACAGGAGTAGGATCACCAAACAACTGGTCACCTTCTCCTGCCGTCTGACTGTATTCAGCGAGTGTACCGATAACATCATCAGCCTCAGCACCCTCTATATCTATGACAGGATATGGGAAGTGTTCTGCTAACTCATCTCGTATAATAGACAGTGCATCAAATATAGCACCCCAATCAAAGTCAGATGCCTCGCGAGCTTTCTTTCGATGTGCCTTATACTGTGGAAATACCTTACGTCTCCAATAGTGCCTGTTGTCACAAGCAATAACAATTTCACCAAACTCATTGCCAAAACGAGTACGATAAGAACGAATGGTATTGATAATCATATGCCTGAGTAGTGGAAGATTGACTTCAATATCACTACCAGGCCTGTGTCCAATCTCGGACATGAATGTAGCAATTGCTACCTGGTTATAGTCTATTACAATCATTTAATTACCCTCAGCAAAACCATCGTGGCTTGTACACGGGACTTGGCTGGGAACTTCTTGCCTCGTATCTTATCCATAAATCCGTGTAAGCCATTCTTACGACATTCCATAAAGGATTTAACTAACTCTTCCTTACGGACTGTCTTCTCGTATGATTTACCAAGGGAGTAATTATCAATGACTGTACCTTTAACTCCCAAATTGTTAGCATACTCTGACGCATACACACCTAAACGCTTACGCTTAATGTCATACACCCACACCTCACTTGCACCTATGATCTCAACAGGATCAATCGACTTATATTGTTCGTGCTGTTTGGTGTACTTCAACCTACGTACAAGTTTATTCTTGTCAATAGGGCGCTTACGTCTAATACGTGTAATCTTTTTAGCTTGCTGAGTTTCCATAAGAGCTGTAGGCAGACCATCAAAGAAAGCTAGAAGATGTCTCAATGTAGATTTCTTAACATGAGAATATCCTTCTAACAACTGTTCGTCTGTTCCTTCAGCAAGTTCTCTAAACTCCATAGCAAAGTCATCTACAATAGCAACTGCCTGTTCTGTCTCTGCTTTGTTGAGATTAAATGATTCTACAAAATCCTTGTAGTTAGTTAGCTGGGTGCCATTAATGATATAGCCTATCATATCATCTACACCCATAGCAAACTTATCTAGATTGTCTCGTATGTTTACAACTTTGGGGGCTACTTGTTTTTCTTCTACATAATTAGCAGCGTCTTCAGATATTTTATCTTTAAGGCTGTGGAAGTATGTTTCAGAATCTTTAGGCATCCAGCCTAACTTAAACCAGGCGTACCCATACTTTGACCAGCCATAAAAATAGCTGTCAGGTAATTTACTGATGGGGTGAAATACCTCTTCAGGCCAGTTATAACGCATCCAGCGTTTAATATACATGACACCTTTTTTCTCAGGTATCTCGTAATGTATCCAATACAATGCGTCTTGGAATGCTTTGTGTTGTTCTTGTGGATCAGTGAGATCTTTATAAGAATCCCATTTAGGTTCTGGTAGCACATGTATGCTACGTGGTCGTTTGGTCTTTGCCATTTAAGGACTCCTTCTATAATTACAATACTAATTATAACAGAAAGAAACCTTATTTGTCAAGCTCTTTTATGTATTCTTCTACGGAAATTGTTGGCATTTCTGGTATAACCTTAGATTTACGGTCAACAACTCGGCGCCATTTGATGTCTGTCTGATATTTCATTAACCAGCAGATATATTTGCCCCACAAATTAAAACTAGCATCAGGGAAATATTCTAAACGGCCAACTCTTCCTGGCCCAATATCAAACCCCAACAAATCTATTTCTGTGGCCTTATATTCATTTACGGCAATACTTATAGCACCATTACCGCTGCTATGATGTTGTATGTGTCCGGGAGTATACCAATTACTTCTTGTTTTAGTGTTATCGTTCTTTTTTCTAAATCTATGATACACGGGATTAGGATAGCCACTGTCATATACCATTTCCATCATTCTATGATCTACAATACATAGAGCATCTGGATAAAATGTTTCAAAAATATCGTTACAACCAATAGTAATGGTTGGTATTTTTTCTAAGGGAATGGGCCCCCGTGAAGGCCCATTGCCGATAACAGTTACTTTCACTGAAAGGATTTAATATTGTTAATAATGACAGAACGCCAACCTTGCTTCTCAGTGTCAAACACTACAAGATTGGTGGGAGGTGTGGTGCGAGTATTGCTTTCTTTTACAACCGGAACAACCTTAGGATCAAGTGTTGCTTTCATCACACGCTCTGTACCATCTTTCTTGTTGAATACAATAGTGCATACACCTTTTGTCAGTGCGCTTATATAATCTTCTCTACTCATCATCTAGCTTCCTTTTTTTATCAACTAACCAACTTAATTTACTTCTTAAACTTCTATCTAAACGGTTAAACTGTTCTATTTCAGTATCAGTTAAATCTGGTTTACCATCACCATCTAGGTCAGGTTCAATGCCAAAGTCCTCAGGTTCAGGATCTACATTATCTATTGTAACAAAACTTATTTGTTCACCTCTACGTTGCAATAATGACTGATTGGCCGCTATCACAAGTAAAATAGCTAATGGGTCAAACACTAACACTATTAATATTACTACAATTCGTACTGTGTTGTCAAGCATTTCCTCAGGGTTTTCGTATATAAGTGCCGCAATGTATTTGACCGGGCCAACTTCTGCTTCTTGCTGTAATGCCATTTGTCTAAGTGGCCGTAAGTTATCCTCAAGTGACTCAATATTCTGAATTGCCTGCTCAATAGAAGCATTGAGGCTTTGTCTTTCTTCTGCCTGTGAAGCTCTAACGGCCAATGCACCATCAGGGCCTCGTATTCTATCGTAGTCTTGGAGAATTTGTACAGAGGCATCTAAACTAGCAATGACATTCTCAGCATCTGTGATGACACGCCTCTCATTACCTATTCTCCTTTCAATGCTCTCTATCTGTAGAGCATTGTCGCCCCCCATTGTAATAGTTTGTTCAATATGTGCTTTGGATAGGAACCCATAGATTCCCATACTTGTAATAAATGATAACACAACTACAGATAAAGTCAAGTAAACTTTGTGTAGCATTTGTGCTGTGTTCCAGTTACGATATATCCATGAGGCGGTGACAAGTTTTGCCACTTCGAGGACTATGCCCATTGTTAAGATAGGTACAGGCACTCCTGGAAAGATAGCCATCAGTCCTACTATTGAGAACCAACCTGCGACTGCTGACACTGCTAGTGCCGAGCATAACAAAAGTGCTATGAAAAACATCTATGAAATTCCTCTATTGTAATGCGTTCGTTTTCATTCAATAATTTAAAATACAAACTCATTTCAGTATCCCAGTCATATGTATTTTCAACCCATTTTCTTTCTTTTAATTTAGGATCTTTACGTATGTCTGGAACATAATCATCTAAATGATCAAATAATAATATTTTGAAGTGTATATCTAAATTCAGTCTATGTAAAAACGGAGCACCGTGATATGACATGAACCTTTCATAGTTAGCATACTGTGGGTGATCTACGTGATTCTGCTCAACCCATAACTGATGACCACTTTCAAACCTTTCTTTAGGATCTCGCAACACAAGTATCTGTGTCTTGTCAGACTGCTGTATTTTTTCAGGTTCAACAAAAAACTTTAATCTTTCTTCTAGTGGCTGATTAGTGTCACCATATATGTCACTGTAAGAGTAACCAAGTATATGGTGTGTTACTGATTTTGTACCACACCTACCCATTGAATAAAGTATTGCGTTATCGTTTTCAACTTTTAACATTTGGTAACCACTCCAACGGAACAAAGTCAGCCAATGGCTCTTTGTTCAGTCTTATATTTAACATGGAGTTTAGGCATTTCGGATCGTGACGTTGTTGCCATTGTAATAAAAACTCTTGCATCTTAGCATGAGACTTTTTCTCAAACTCAGCAATAGTTTCCTTTGTAAGTTCACCCTCATATTCTGTAACATACTTGGAGCTACCATAATATTTTTCATAGAGCCTCTGTGTTTTGCCAGAGTATCCTATATAATAATCACCGTTCGGAAAATATGTGCAATAAACTCTATGGATCTGTTTCTCTTTCGGTTTGCGTTTCTTCTTTGTTGCCATCAAGTACATCCTCATTATCAGATGTACTATTTATATAGGCATTTACCGAGTCCTCACAGGCACTGATATTCTTCATTGCCTTTTCTACCATGTGAGGTATATCATCAGGACCTATGTTAAACTCTGTTGATATAACAGCAGCAGGACAACAACCAGCCGCTCTTTTTATTTCATTGACATATAGAAACATAGGAACACCCATGACTTGTGCTAATTGAGCAACACCTCCCGCATAACCTACAAGTAATTCACAACAAGATAATATATCAATCAGTTCGTCTAAAGGTGTAGTATAGTCTACAAACCTTACATTGTCAAATTTTTGATAGGTGTTATCCCAAGAGTCAGGAGACTTCCATGTTTTATGTTTAGGATTCCTATAGTCTTTCCACTGTACATAATTTCTTTCTGTAGTATTGAAAACAACATAGCCGCCACCGCCATGCCATTTATACTCAGGTTTCATGTAGCGATAAAAATACAATGGGTGGTTAGGCAGTTCGCTATGTTGATAAGGTAGATTCTCATTATATCGTATCTTGAGTTCTACATTCTCAGTTTTCATCATGTCAAAAATCTTGTACAATCTATCATTAGTATCTTCACTATCAGGATGTTCATATACAGGATCAAGACGTTCAAGGAAACCATGAAAAGATGTCCACTCTAGCTTTACCTTTTTGCCTGTTTTTTGTGCAAGGTTGTTGACATAACCAACAGCGCTACACATATCACCGTAACCAGGCTTTCCTTTCCATTCGACAACAATAGGACCAAACACAGCATCCCAATTATTGTTGTATTTGCTTTTATCTACTTTTCTAAAACTACTGCCTTTACCACCATGCCAAACACCGGACATAATTAGTCCTCATCAAATTCAAGTTCTTCATCTGTCATTAGTTGCGCACAAAAAGCGCAGAATACGGGTTCATCCATGTGATTTTCTTCATCAAATGTAATCATAAATTCTGAACCGCAATGGGTGCAATACTGGTCTAATGTTTTCTTTGACATACTTCTATTCCTGCCTCTCGTAAAAAGTTATCTCCGCTTCCCTTTGAAGCATTGTATTCATTTATATAGTACACCTGAGAAATGCCTGCCTGATAAATGAGTTTAGCACATTCAATACAGGGAAAGTGTGTTACAAATAATGTAGCACCTTCACTTGAATCTGTTGACTTACACAGTTTCATCAAGGCATTTGCCTCAGCATGTAGGACTTCCTCTTTGCTTATGTACATTTTAGTATCTATAGGCATGCCTTCCACCTCTGGGAATGATCCAATGTAAGTTTCGCACTCGTTGCTCCAACCAGAGGGCATACCATTGTAACCAATAGAAAGTATCCTGTTGTCTTTTACAATGACACACCCTACTTGTAGTTTCTTTGCTGTAGATAATTTTGCTGTTTCTTCTGCTATCTTACAATAGTATTCAATC